CACGATCATTTTAGGGCATGATTGCCGGTCTGCTAGAGACCACTCACATCTGCGGGATCGCCAACCCGGGCATAGCCTGTTGCAGGGTGAGCCCGAAAATGCGCTCAGCGCAATCGGGCAAATTTTCACCATTCCCTCTTAAAATAGGGAGCTTAAGATTAAGGATTCACCAAAGCATCTAGAGCAGTGACAAACCAATCGGTGTTGCCACTACCATACCCCGTCGGTGGGGTAATGGTCAATAGATTATTAGCCGTTGCGCCGGGTGTAAGCACATCGACCATGACCCATAGACCACCGCTCGAATTTCCCAACCCGCCTTCAGCGGCTGCTGTGGTGTTGTTGGTACAATTGACAAAACGCAAGGCAGATCCACACGTGGCACTGGCGTAGCTCGTGAATGGGCCAATTGTAGAAAAGAAATTGGCTTTGACCAAGAAACGCCCAACACGCCCCATATTGATATTACAGCCGAAGCCAGGAGTGATGAGATTTTCAGTTCCTGCTAAGGCGGTGGTAATTGCCATCATGCCAGTCGTGCCTTGCGGGGATGCTGTAGAAGCAGATCCCACGGGTGAAGAAACATAGTGGACATAAGGAGCAGGGATTGTAGGCGAAATCTTCGGTTTGAGCAAACGAACATGATATGTCACCCACAACTCCCCACAAGTGTAAACAGTTTGCATGCCTTTCGTGGCAACCTGAAACAGCCCAAGATCATACAAACGCGCATCGGCATTTGCAGGTACGGGCGAATAACGGACGTAATGTGCATGCACTGTCTCATCTTTGAATCGACACTCGACTGGATGGTCCATAGTATTCATAGGCAAACAGCTGGTAGAGTACTCATAGGCATCTATGGCTTGCTTCGACGTGAACACGGCATCAAGGACGTCGTAATTAGTCGCATAACAAACCACTCCAAGAGCCGGAGATGCGGCGGCAATGGTGCCAGAAGATGGTCGGTATTGAAAGACCAGGCCTTCAAAAATGTACTCTTCAAAATTCGCAGCGATTTGCGAAAGCCAAGGAAAAGTGCCCGGAACGCCAGGGTTAATCGGATAGGCGGAAACGTTGAAACCCGTGGAGCCGCTGACATCTGCCAAGAATTCACTATGGCAAATCTCAACGCCATCCCCGTTGTTTCGGAAACTCGGTCGTGGTGCACCCTGAATCTTTGTAAGAGAATTAGAGTTGACAGTGTAATCACCAAAACCAACAATACTCGCCAATCCTTTACCCGCCATACTACCAAGCATGGCACCGGTAGGACCAAAAGCGGAACCCAAGGCTCCGCCAACCCGTGAAAAGAAACCATCAGATGAATTGTTCGGCCCGGGGGAAGCCGAAACAACACGAGAAACAGTCTTTGCGACTTTCTTACGTGATTTCGATGGGGTTTTTGTCAATTTGAATTTGACAGGAAAATATTTCGCCCGTAGGACTTTACCGATGACGCAATCATCGGTCTTTCAAACCTGGAAAGCTTTAAACAGGCGCTAGAGCGTAGATTTTAAAGTGTCTTACCACCCCACAGGTGTGCGTGGTACATCCATAAAATGGAACTCACATGGCCGGGGTCGCCTGCCCGGGCTGATACAGCCTGTTGGCCAGTGAGTCCAGGGTATCACCCCGGACTCAATCGATGAAAGACACGAAATGAGAACCTTTCTCATACTTCTTATCCGCATCAACAGCAGATTTTCGCACGGCACCTTTTCGCCCTGAAAAACACTGCAAAATAATCGGGTCTGTACATTTGTCGTCGCTTTGTGGCACCACATCGACATTGATGAACATATCTTGGAAACGCCATTGCTCATGTGTAAGGTAATTTTCAAGGCCCAAATCGAAAATACCTTTGGATCGAAGAATGGCTTGTTCAATACGCACTTGTTCATCAATAGTGACGCCAAAACGTCTTTCAACTACGTAACGTGCTGACGGCTTGACACACGAGGTAATGGTGTGCAATGACTCACACATGGCTTTATATGTGTATATGCGTTCATATGGACGGGGATCAAACGACCTGGTCAGATAACAAATCTGATCACACAGCGGGCCAACAATAGGGCAATTATTGTAGTTGTACTTGAGGCTAAGAGCCTTAGCACGTAAAAGCCCATATTGTTTCTTCTTTCCAAATGACACATACTTGCGGCTCAAAACAAAGAAATTGCGTAAGGTTTTCAACGGATCACGCACTATCTCCATTGTCTCCTGATCGGCCATAATGCCACAAAATTTGGCCTCACAAAAATGTGGGGCCATCTTGAATTTCAGGTCAAGCCCAAGTTTCGCAATCAGCTGTTCGTCAACATCATGCGCAACACATATGCCATCATCTCCCTCTACCAAACCACGAAAATTGTGCACAACATTAGAAATGAGCGATTCTACAGGCACATCGGGTTGAAGGGTCCTTGAGGTGAGGTAAGCCATGATGATACAATTTAGGACGCCATTGCTTGAAGATGTCCACATGGCACCAGACATAAGCGTCTCAACAATTGTAGCATCCAATCGACTGAATTTGGTGCGATTTGAGCCGAGTATCATACGTGCAATGAGTCTTCGATAACAATTGCTCGTCACACCTCGCACCATATGCATCATCCAAAACAAAACAATTTTGGAACGCAACCCACGGTGGTGAGCCTCAAAAGAACTGAAGTCAGTTTCCATGACAGGGTTGTTCCCCAAAACTTCTTGCATCCGGCGTGGCCAATCACGCGGATCTGTACCCTTGACAAAGAAGGGGTTTTGGAAGGTCTTTTTGTCGACGCAACTTTGAAGCGGTCCGAGTAATACTTTTGATTCATCACTCGGACTATTGATTGCACGAGGGGCTTTCGGTTTGTCGTAACCTTCGAATTTGATGAATGAAAGGCTAACGACCGTCTTGTCACTGGTATGCGTGCAACGATCACGGACGGATTGCAAGTACTCTTTCCGCTTCCCGCCGTAATTCGCTTCCAACAACCATTCCTCGCAATTTTTCACGTCATCGTAACATAAAGGACGAAAATATTTCATAATAAACATTTTTGCAAAAGAAAAGAAATCTTGCATCACGTCAATGTCCGCACGAGGCATGACACGCCCAAAGCGCGTAGTGCATGCGGCAATTTGATTACACAATGATTCAGGATCATAGTACAAATGCGTGAAGCCAGGTTTTCCCCCGCACAGTATGTACATCACTCCGAGAAAAGCAACAGCACGTTGGCGCTTCACATTTTTGCGAATCTTCAAACTCAAAGTTGGATCACAATTACGCAAAACCTCCCCACTGTTGCCCACGACCATGCCCCCGATGTGTGTGGGCACATTCACATCGGGACGGATTCCCCCATTGACACTGGCCAATCATGGCTGCGAGTATGTCCATACCGCGCCAGGAAGTATCGTGCGGCAGTGGCAGCATCAAGCAATGACCGGGCTGGTCGATTGACATAAGGGTACATGTCATATCTGGCCATGCTTGACTTGACGGTGTTTTCAGCACCTCCCATGCTGAAACGGTACACCGCAGAGGCAGTGCGGGCATCATACTGGCCAGTAACACAAGTCGGATTGATCACTTGGCCAGCAAGAGCCGCACGCACTCGAATGGACATGAGTGAATACTCATGCGGGCACTCACTTGCACGAGCTTTGTCGAGCGTCATGTTGGGAGACCGCTCATCAAGCTCATGATCATGTTCGGTCGCTGCTGGCCCAGACATGAATAAGTGCACATCGACGCCTGCGGCACACAACTCTTGTTGGATGATGCTGCGTTTTGTCAAATCGTCCTGATCGGGTTGATGGGGATCCTGCGGGAGGAAGGAACGGTAGACATGTTTTGCTGCACACGCCATGAGTGGGAAAGACGACACACAGATGGCCCACATAGCCGTCGGAAAAAACCGAACGGATGATCCTACGACTGCAGCAAAAGAAAAGAAACGCAGCAAGCTCAAAGGCTTGCGCAGACGCCGCCAAAAAGCAGCTTGCCCGGTCGGTTGGTAGATAAGATGTTGAGGATTCTCCAACCAGTTGGTGATTTCAATCGGTAAAACAGCCAT